AGCCGCTGGTCGAGAAGCTGATGATCATATCTACGCTTTACTTCGGTTCACCAAGCCTGTTGCGAGAGAAGATATACAACGCACTGGACGAGTTCCTGCCGGACCTCGACGAGGGATGCCGAGAGCGCGGGTGCATTGCAGTGGATGACTTCAAGGAGAAATTATGAACATCGACGAACGAGTCTGGCCCCTGCCTAACGCATTCAACATCCGAGAGGGTAGTCCGTTTGGCAAGAGCGAGAAGATGATCAAAGACCAAGAGCAATCCCTCAAGGCATCCAAGGCGGGTCAGGCCCACCGAGCCAAGACCAAAGACACCCGCTTCAAACCCAAGGCAAAATGACAGACCATGCTAAGAATCTTTTTCGCCGACTTCATCCGTCTACTTCAGCCACCGACCACTCTCAAGCTGGCCGAGGAAGAGTTGGAGCATGCCCAACGCGAACTACTCAAAGCCCACAGCGCCCAAGAGTACGCACACCACATGGCCAACTACCACCATGAGCGCATCGAGCGCTTGATCAATTTCATCAACCAGCAGAAACAACCATGTCAATCGAATCCATCGAACTCTGGCACAAACGTGCGCGACCCAATCCCACTGAACAAGGCTTCAATGTCCAACTTGGATGCCACCTCGAAGAAGTCGTGGAGATGATCGAAGCCCTGCGCTTCTCACACAAGAATGGAACAGGCGTAGAGATGCCCGGTAAGAACTCGATGATCTACCAGCAGCTCAAGGACTTCTCGGACGGCCTGAAGAGTGGCCGCATCACCGCAAGCATTGCCAACTGCCGCGACATGGTTGACTCCTTGGCAGACCAAGTGGTGACTGCGGTGGGTGTGGGGCACTGTGCAAACATGGACATCTCCAGAGCCATCAACATCGTGAACACCTCCAACTGGAGCAAGTTCTCACCCGAGGGCCAGCCGTACTTCGATCAGGACGGCAAGGTTTTGAAAGGCCCCAACTACGTGCCACCCGCACTTGGAGACTGTGTATGACAGCACTAGACGCTCAGGTGGCAGGAAGCCACTACAAGGACAAGAAGATACAGCCCGTTCAATACATCCATGCCAACGGCTTGGGGTTCCTTGAAGGCTGCATCGTCAAGCGCATCACCCGCTGGCGCGACAAGCCAGCAGCAAACCGTTTCGAAGACCTCGAAAAGATCAAGCACGAAATCGACCTACTCATTCAACTGGAGAAAGAAAATGACCAACACTGACATCATCCGAAAATCCTTTGAGGCAATCATGTTGTCCAAGGGTCGCGTAGAACTCAAGCGAAAAGGCGAGGGTTACGAAAGCGCCAACATTCAAACCAAGTGGCGTTACTTCCTGCTGGGCTGGACCATCTCGCGGAGCGGCACATGAAGACAGAGACCATCAAAATTTCTGACATCACTTTGGATGCTGGGACTCAAACTCGTGTCGAGCTCAACGAAGATCGGGTGTCTATGTTTCACGAGATCATTGAAGAAATTGGGGACATGGACCCCGTTGAGATTACGTTCGACGGACTGAAGTATTACCTGACTGACGGCTTCCATCGTGTCATGGCGCACACCCGCGCCACCAGAGATTACATTGAGGCCAATGTGACGCCGGGAACGCTGGAGGATGCCATCCGTCGCAGCCTATCAGCCAACGCCAAGCATGGCCTGCCAAGGTCCAATGCCGATCGAAGGAAGTCCGTCAACATGGCGCTCGATCACGAGAAGTGGGGCAAACTTAGCGCCAGAGATATCGCCAAGATGTGCGTGGTTAGCCACACCCTTGTCAGCGACATGATCGCCGAGCGCAAGGGCATTCCCAAGAAGGCAAAGCCGGTCAAGCTCAAGAACGTGATCGAGGCACCACTGGAAGAACCCCCGGTCAAGGAGGAGCCACCCCTCAAGCTGGCAGTTCTGCCAGAGGATGACATGGTTCAGGAGGTTTTGGCCGAGAACGAGCAGCTCAAAGACCGCTTGGCCGTAGCCGCCATGGATGCGACCGAGGAAGAGAAGGAGCTTGCACAGGAAACGATTGAAGAGCTGCGGACGACGGTCAAAAACCTGACCCTCGAACTCGATGCCGTGAAGCGGTCCCGTGACCAGTTTCAGCGAGAGTGTGCGGAGCTCAAGAAGCAAGTCAAGATGTATCAGAACCAGCTCAAAAAAGCTGCATAAGAAACGGCCAACGCCGGGTGGCCTGTGTCCCGGTAGTTTAGGAGATCACCATGCTGCATTTACGGCAGTACCAGAAGGACTCTATTGAGGGTCTGCGTCAGGCTTTCCGCGATGGGCACAAGCACATCGTCCTAGCCGCCGCAACAGGGGCTGGAAAGTCCATCATCGCGCTGACCATGTTGGACTCAGCAATCAAGAAGGGGTCGCGTGTCATGTTCATCTGTGACCGAAGGGTTCTGGTTGACCAGTTCTCGCGTCACTTGGACAAGCACGACGTTGATCACGGCGTCTACATGGCGGGGCACTGGCGCTATCGGCCAGACGCAAGTGTGCAAGTCGCATCCATCCAAACACTGGAGCGCATGGAGGCTTGGCCAAAGCTGGACTTCATCATGGTCGACGAGATTCACGCCGTCATGAGGAAGAGCCTGAAGACATTCCTGACCAACAACCCCGACGTGCGAGTCATTGGACTGACGGCCACCCCATTCCACGCCGACATGGCCAAGCACTTCACCAGTGTGACCAACGTGGTGACGATGAAGCAGTTGGTCGACGAAGGATTCCTTGTCCCCTTCCGCGTCTTTGTCGCCAAAGAGATCGACATGGAAGGCGTCAAGGTCGTGGCCGGAGAGTGGCAGAAGGACGAGACAGAGAAGCGCGGCTTGCAGATCGTGGGTGACGTGGTTGCCGACTACATGCGCATCAGCCAAGAGGTGTTCGGTGGCCCGCGCAAGACCATCTGCTTCTCGGCCGGTGTTGCCCATGGCGAGCTGCTCGTCCAGCGCTTCCAAGAGCAAGGCATCAACGCCGTGCAGATCAGCTACAAGGACACGGAGGAGTACAAGGAGCAGGTCTTGCAGGACTTTGCTCGCCCAGATACGGACATCAAGATCGTGATCAGCTCGGACATCTTGACCCGTGGCTTTGACCAGACGGACGTGGAGCACATCATCATTGCCAAGCCTCTGCGCAAGGCGTTCTCGATGCACGTCCAGATGGTTGGCCGTGGTGCACGACCACACCCGGAGAAGAAGTTCTGCTTGATCCAAGACCACGCCGGCAACTGGCTGCGGTTCATTGAGGACTGGGACCAGATTTACGAAGAGGGCACGAAGGAGCTGGAGTCGGACAAGGACACCAAGACCCGCAAGGAAAAGACCACGGACCAGAAGGAGCAGGCCAAGTGCCCCAAGTGCTCGGCGCTCTGGCCCATAGGGTCGGATAGCTGCACCAACTGCGGCCACACCCGTCAGCGCCGCAGCCTGATGTCGGAGATGCCGGGGATCATTGAAGAGCTATCGGCCAAGGCCAAAAAGGATGACAAGCAAGCCTTCTGGTCCATGTGCCAGTTCAAAGTCAAGGTCAGCGGCTGGCATCCCGGCCGAGCAGCACACCTCTACAAGGACAAGTTCGGCGTATGGCCCAAGGGTCTGGTCGATATGCCAATTCCACCGGACATGAAGTTTGAGAAGTTCGTCAAGTCCAGAGTCATCGCCTACCTCAAGGGCAAACAAAAAGGCATCACGACATGAGCGATCTGATCAGCTTCGCACGGGCTCACGGCCTGATGCTGGATAACCTGCCGCCTTTGGGTGTTTGGAAGCGCGTGTCCACGGTCGACAACCCGCGTAAGAGGAATGGGGCCATCAAGTGGATGGGAGACGTGGCCTTCATCCAGAACTGGGCAGTCGACGATGACGTGATTGTCTGGCATGGCCAACCACCCAAGGGTCTGGACCCGGAGAAGATTGCCAAGCTGGCCAAGCAAGCGGACGACAAGCGACTGGCATTGCAGAAGCAAGCAGCCAACAAAGCAGCCGGCATCTTGGACAACTGCCAGCGGGCCATGCACCCCTACCTCAAGCGCAAAGGGTTCGAGGAGGAGCCGGGTAACGTCTACGTCAAGGAGACTCTGGGCTACCTGATCATCCCCATGCGGATCGGCTCTCAGCTGGTGGGTGCACAGGTCATCTCAGAGGATGGCGAGAAGAAGTTCTTGTACGGCCAAAGAACCAAAGGCGCTGAGTTCGTGTTCGACAACAAGGGGCCACACATCCTGACCGAAGGGTATGCCACCGCGCTGTCCGTTCGAGCGGCCATGAAGGCCCTGAAGATGCGCTACACGATCCACGTCTGCTTCTCTGCACAGAACCTGCTGCACGTCAGTCAGGGCTTGGCCGACTGCTTTATCGTGGCGGACAACGACGAGTCACAGACAGGTGAGCGCATGGCCAAGAAGTCAGGCAAGCCGTTCTGGATGCCGCCAACCGTGGGTCAGGACTTCAACGACATGCACCAAGAGGTCGGACTGTTCAAGGCCAGTCAGGAGCTGGGCAAAGCGTTGCGCTCTACCAGTCGAACTTCGTGATCGCATCCTCAGCAGAAGTCACGACGTGCAAGTTGTCCCCCGGCCAGTCCTCATGGAACTTCTGCTCAGCATCGCTGAGCTTGCGGGCGGACGGGGGCTTGTTTCCATCCTTCACCTCAAGGAGCACCGTCTTGCCACGGTGGTAACACAGCAGGTCGAAAGTCCCGCCGTCATTGATTTTCTTAACGAAGACGCCGCGTGATCGCAACGCATCAACCACCTCGTCCTCGTTGACATCGCGTCTTGCAGCTCTGCGCATGGCTATCGACTCCCGACTCTTGATAGGAAAAATCAATTGGCAGACAGCCAACCTATCTGATAACATGAACACCAATATAACACGTAGGAGAACCCATGAAGATCACAAACAACTACGGTCTACCTCAGACCATTGTAAACGCCGTGCATCGCCCGACATACACAAAAGAGGGCGCAAACATGTCCGTGACAGAGCTGCTTGGCAGTCCTCGGATTGTCCAGCTCAAGCGCCGTCACTGGGATCAGCTAGAGCAGGATGCCAGCGAGATGGTGTGGAGCTTGTTCGGCACGGCCATCCATCAAGTGCTCGAGCATGGCAAGGACGACAACCACGTTATTGAGCAGCGCCTTCACGCCAACGTCGACGGCTGGCACATCAGCGGTGCGATCGACTTGCAGGTCGTGACGCCAGACGGCATTGAGATTTCCGATTACAAGACCACCTCTGCCTACAAGGTGATGGCCGGGTCGATGGATTGGGAAGAGCAGCTCAACATCTACGCCTATCTGGTGGAGGTGCATAAGAAGGTGCCCGTGACCAAGATTCAGATCGTGGCCATCGTGCGCGACTGGTCTGGCCGTGAGGCTGCGTACAAGGAGGGCTACCCCAAAGCCCCCATCGTGGTTATCGACATCCCGCTGTGGCCGTTTGCCGTGCGTGAGCAGTTCGTCCGCGACCGCATCACCGCGCACTCGGACGCCACGTTCGCAGAAGAGACGGACGAAGAGTTGCCCGAATGCACATCCAAGGATATGTGGGAGAAGAAAACAACCTACGCCATCATGAAAGACGGCGGAGTCCGCGCCAAGTCAGTCCACCCCAGCAAGGAAGAAGCTGAGAAGTCGTGGGCCGAGATCAAGGACTACACCAAGTACCAAATCGTAGAGCGCCCCGGCGAGCGCACTCGATGTGCAAACTACTGCCAAGTCAGTAAGTACTGCAATCAGTATCGCCAGTTCCTCAATCAATCTCAACCCAAGGAGTAAGTTATGTCCCGCATCTATCACGTTTCCTCGCCCGACAACGGCAACCACCTCGTCCGCGCCAACACGCCTCAGCAAGCGGTCGCCTTGATCGCCAAAGAGATGTTCAAAGTCCGCGTCGCTTCGCAGGACGACATCGTCTTCGAGATCAGCCATGGCAACAAGGTCAAGGAAGTTCTCAACGCCACCCCTGAAGAGATCAACCTCGCCGGAGAATCTGCATGAGTGAGAACAACTACTCGGCCCTTGCCAAGATCGACGTGAGCAAGTACGTTGAGAAGAAACAGAACCTGTCATACCTGTCTTGGCCCTTCGCCGTGGATCAGCTCATGCGCCACGACCAGCAAGCCAACTGGGTGTTCAACGAGCCCGTCATGTTCGGCGAGACCATGATGGTGTCCTGCACCGTGACAGCCTTTGGTAAGCCCATGACCATGCACTTGCCCGTCATGGACCACCGCAATCAGGCAATCAAGAATCCCAACGCGTTCGAGGTCAACAAGAACATGATGCGTTGCTTGGTCAAGGCGATTGCTTGCCACGGCCTTGGAATCCAAATCTATGCCGGTGAAGACCTGCCACTGGAAGAGCTGCCAGCCAAGGTGGACAAGCCTGCTCCCAAGGCCAAGGCCGAGACTGGCAGCGCTGCCACCCCGCCAAAGATGGAAGGTAAGGAAGGCCCGTGGCAACTGTCGGTTACGGCAGACCCCGGCACGGACATCACCTCATGGGCGGAGATCGTCATTGAGGCAACCAAGCTGGCGCTCGAACAGACGCACAGCTCAGAGGATGTCATGTCGATCTTCAAGGTCAACCGCAACATC